CCATCTCGTCGGACGTCCGAATCACCTCTTTGAACAAAAAAAGAAATAATGATGCCATAAAGACATCATTATTTCTTTGGCACTCCCGAGACGATTCGAACGTCCGACGCACGGTTTAGGAAATTGGATTTTAATTTCTTGTAAATTTTAAACGGCTTTAATATCGTTGATATTTCAGCAGTTTATACGAGATATATTTTTTTTTATTAGATTTTTTCTACTTCTACTTCACCGGCGTAACGACCAAATAAAGACCAAAAACGTACGCTCATTTTTACAAAAAAATACTGGCTAGATTAAACTTGGCAGTGAATTTAATGATGATTTATAATTCTTAGTTTTGGCGAAACATCGGTATACACAGTATAAGGTAACTTTTCTTCAAGCTTCATTCTCCCTACGACGATTCCTGGATGTATTTCGACTGACTTTGCAAAAGCCATAATGTTTTTCCATTCAATACATGATGGTTTTGATGTAAAGCGCTCGTATTTATCATAGGGGATGAGTATGTTTGCCGCCATATTATCAATATGATTTTCAACTTCTGGATCTTGTGTAATATAATCAAACTCGTTATTTGTATCGTCTAAAATGTGACAAATTTCGTGGAAAAAAGTAAACCAAAATTTATCAGCGTATTTACCTCTAACGCTTAACTGAATAATGGCCTTATCCTTTTTACTATTAAAAAAAGTAACCCCTTGGACTCCCGTGCCCTTTAAATGATCAGAGACTACTAAAGCAATACCGGCCTCGGCACATAATTCAACTAATTCTGTATAAAAGTCATCTTTCATTGTAAGACGTCGAAATGAAGGAATTAGTTCTGCTAATTTTCTTCGGTCGAACTTTTTTGTTTTAATTTTTAGTGCTTGTAATTCAGCTATCCTTATCCAGCACAATAATGCATATTTATTTTCCTTTTGTAAGTTCGCTTTCCTATATGCAACATTTACAGTTTCAAGGTTGGTTAGATTGCATACGCCAAAAAACTGTCGCAAGTAGACTACCTTTTCCTCTACCTTACGTGTAGGAGTAACCCAACCTTGTTTTGCCAGTTCTGGATAAGGGATGACTGTAGCAATGTAAATTTCATCATCGCTGAAGAAAACTTTCTTTGATTTGCCCAAAGCATCCCTATAGCTATTCTCAAGATTAATCCAGAAATTCGATTCAATCCCAAAAATGAATTGTAGCTTTTCGGCAGTATCTCGTGTCAATTCTACAGATCCTTTAACCAAATGACTTAAATGCTTTTCGCTCATCCCCATCCTGAGCGCGAGTTCTTTTTGCGTCATACCCAACTCGTTTAAAAATTCTTTAATCGTTTCCCCGGGTGGAATTGCAATGGGAGCATTGTATTGTTTTGGCTTTATTTTTTTTGCTTTAGTCTCCATAATGATTATTAACCTCCAATATTGTTATTATTGATACATAACGGAAATCGCTTTGATCGTATTCCCCATCTTCATTACACGGGTAAAATACGATCCTATATCTTTCTGTAATATCAATTGCATAACAATCTTTATAATTACCTTTTAACTTATGTATTCTAAGAAATGCATATTGAGTGTTAAAGATATGTAAATTGTTAGCTGCACTTAACCATTCCATTCGTTGGAACAACTTATTTGCAACCCGTTTCCCTAACCTTTGTTCTGCATATTTTGCATCAACGCAGATTCTTTCAACATCTGAATCATTAAATCCTATTAACATTAGTAAGAAAGACATCCTCTCATATCCAATTAACCCGCAAGGTAAATTGGAGTAATATAATATTACCACAATATAAGAAAAAGTAAACAATTATCAATAAATTTGTTTTATCAATTTATTTTGCTAACCCCCCTCGTATAGGGGTTAAGATATCATCCAGCACTTCTGCCGCCTTTGCATCGAGAGACTGAATTGCATGGCTATATATATTTGATGTAGTGGAGGTCTTTGCATGGCCAAGTCTGGCCGAAACGGTTCGGATCGGGATTCCGTTCATGAGCTGCAGTGTGGCACTGGTATGTCGAAGACTGTGAAGAGATACCGGCGGTAGATCCGTTTTTTTTACGAACTTCCTGAACCAATCGGACACCGTATCCGGCCGCATAGGTTCGCCGTTCCATCGAGTAAATAAATATCCATTATCCTGCCATTTATCGCCCATGATGAGTTGCTTTTCTGCCTGCCATGCTTTATAGCTTCTGAAAGTGGCAATCATACCCTCAGAAATCTTCATAACCCTGTTGGAAGCGACTGTCTTCGGATCGTCTTCAAACAAACCTCTTCCCGGTAGGTAGAGTAGCGTTCGCCGAACGTGAAGTAGGGAATTATCAAAATCAATATCGGCCCATTTCAAGCCCAACAACTCTCCACGGCGTAACCCTGTATAAAGAAGCAAATGGATTAAGACACGATACTCAAAAGGCGCCTCCTCCAGATAATTGAAAAGCTTGGCCACCTGAACGTCATCAAGATACTTTGCTTCCTTTTGCTTTACAGAGGGGGCTTTAACTCTGGCACACACATTATAAGGGATTACTTGCCATTGTACAGCCGATGATAGTATTGATGAAATAAGCCGAAAGTAGTGTAATTGAGTCCGATCGGAAAGCGCTCTTTTAGTATCTTCTGCCGGCAGAAAAGCTTCTTTAACACTTAGGGCTTTTGATATGCTCTGGGCCACTTTACAGGAGACATTCCTGCCAGAACATGCAGAATATATGATCGCTCTTGAAACGCCGGACTCAGTCGCAAGTTGTTCCATAGTAAAGCCTTTTTCTTTTATAAGAGCTCTTAGGTCACAAGACACCTTGTATTTGAGATCATCTCGAATTCCATCTTCGGCGAGATTGTTACAGAATTCCAGAATATGATGGGGCTGCAGCTTATCCAATCGAATATGACCGATTCCCTGATTAATCCGTATAAGCAAAGTTTTATACCTGGCAACGGTTTTTGCCTTCAACTGTTTCTCTGCATGGTTATGAATCCATTTTTCAGCAAACTCAGCGAATTTGATTGATCCGTCAAGGAATTGACCGGACCGGCAGCGTTCTTCAAAGAGTACGGTCTGTCGCTGCAGTTCTCGCTCGATCTGCTTTTTTGTCATGCCTGGCTGTGGATTCCAGGTAGTGGATCTCATGATCTGCTTGCCATTAATATCATAGCCGCAGGAAACCCGGATTCGATAGGTTTCTCCACGTTTTGTAATTGTAGCCATGTAAAGCCTCCTTTGTCATTCGTGAGGGCGAAAAAATACCCTGAACTTAAAACTTTGGGACCGTAATGGTATAGTTTTACTTGTAGATGAGGCTTGTACCATTACCGCCAATTTATGCTTTCGCTTCGGTTGCCGCCGGGGCGTTTGTTTATTATTTGGACGGTTCAATGTTAAAGTTATACTTATTTAATGTCTTTTCTATCCATAGATTATATACTTCTTTATCGATAGAGCCCTTTTCTAGCAAGGATAGCATTTTGCTCCAGTCGGAGAAAAATGTTACTATTTCAGGATCTTTAAAGGCTATCAATCCAACATAGCATTGATAACCATATCCGTCCATATCATATAGCTGAATTTTATCATCCGTAATAACCTTTTCGGGAATATTTTCCTCTGCTAGAGGAAGTAAGATTTTAATTAAATCGCTATATTTTTTTATCTTTGCTTTTGTTTCACCTTCAATTCCACATAGCCAATCAAGACTTACGCCACACTCCTTTGCTAGCTCTGCAGCAACACTTAAAGAAGGGTTTTTCCCTTCCTTTTCATATGCAGAAAGCGATGCAGGAGTAACCCCTACCTTTACCGCCAATGTTTTTTGAGTATATCCTTTTGCTTCTCGGGCTTCTTTTAATCTTTTTGAAAATATATTCAGATCAACCATGTCGGACCTCCTTATTTGATTTATATACCAATAATATAATTGTTACCGTTAAGTGTCAATAATAAACAATATTTTAATTAGATATAATATAATTGACATTATAAAACAAAATTGATAATATAAAATAAAATTAATAATTCAACGGGAGGAGAACCTATGAAAATCATCAAAGAGGCTTTTAATATTGCCTTGGCTAACAGCGGAATGCTTCTCAATGAACTTTGTGAAACTGCAGATGTTACTCCTGCAGCTGTTAATCGAATTTTAAACGGCAAACGTCAAGCAAGACCTCAAACGGTCGGTAAACTGGCAAAAGCTTTAGGGGTTCCGGTAGAGGAGATTGTTTTAAGAGAGGAGGAATAACCGTGTTACGAATCAGGTTGATTAAGGAAGCATATGAAGAGATCAAGAAGGCTGATCCGGGGACAGCTATTACAATGAACTATGTTCGCAAGCTGGTGGTCAGCGGTGCCGTTTGGTCCATAAGAGTTGGCAGGCGATATCTGATCAACATGGATGACCTGGAGGACTACTTGGCCAATCCACAGCGGCAGGAACTGGACAGGATTAGACAGTTTCAGCAGGTAGGCGGGAAGATCCGCAGAATAGCCGAATAATGGGGTGAGGAGGTTGGATGGATTTATTTATAAACATAGGAAAACCCTCGATAATCCGGTAGTTTGTAAGGATACAGATTACTATACTGTTTGGGATTATCTTCTGCTTTCTGCAACCCATACAGGGTATGACGTGACGTTTAGGGGAAAGCGGATAACATTGAAGCCAGGGCAACTTTTAACCAGCAGGAAATCTATAGCAAATAAATGGAAGCTTTCGGAAAGTAAAGTAGAGAGAATTCTAAAAGCCTTCGAAATCGAACAGCAGATTGAACAGCAATCAAGTAGCCAAAACCGCCTAATTACAATACTTCAATGGAATAAGTATCAAAATACTGAACAGCAGATTAAACAACGAGCAGACAGCAAGCGGACAACGGGTAAACAACGAGTGGACACTAACAATAATGTAGATAAGGATAATAAAGAAATAATACCCCCTTACCCCATAGACGAGTTTTGCTTTAGTACAGAACTGAAAGAGCAAGTCTTTCTGTGGCTGCGGTATAAAGCAGAGAAGAACGAAAAATATAAGCCGACGGGGTTTAAGAGTTTTCTGAAGTCAGTCAAAATGAACGCAGATAATTTCGGGGAAGCAGCGGTAATTTCTTTGATTGAAGAAAGTATGGCAAATAACTGGAAAGGTATTGTTTGGGATAAGATTGCAACCCCGTTAAAAGCAAAACCCGAAGAAAAAATAACGTGGAGGTAGCCATGAATGAAAGATATGAAATCGAAACACTGGTCATAAGCTCCCTCTTACAGAACAATGAGGAATACCAAGATATTTTGTTATCGCTTACTGAAGATGATTTTCAGGATCACGATTACCGTCAGATCTTCATCAACCTGCAAAATGGCCTTGCGGTGACAGATCTTCGAAAAGGCACATCGATGAAGCCCGCCGAATTTATGAGGCTTGTTGGGGCTAATATGATTCCGCATACCGCTTATGGGTACGCCGAACAGTTAAGGGCGTTGACATTCAGAGAAAGTTTGATAACTGAATTAATGCAACTACAAAGTGAAAAATTCGATCCCTACGCTGCTGCTGAAAGAATAGCTGCACTGACAGAGAAATCAAAACTTAATTTTACAGATGATGTACAACCCCTAGCCGAGTTTATGAATAAGGCCGTAAAGGAAATCATTGAAAATACAGACAGGTGTAACAAGATAATCTATTCACCTTATGGGAACCTCAACAGCCTAATCGGTGGACTGATGCCAGGAAAGCTTATTACAATAGCCGGACGACCTGGAACGGGCAAAAGTGCATTTGCTTTACAAATTTCTTTATCGGTGGCCCAGCGTGGATTTAAGGTTTTGTACATAAGTCTGGAGATGCCCGGGACAGAATTAGCAATGAGGGTATTTTCCACCGACACGGGGATAAGCACCATCACAATGGTAAACGGCAGGGTTAACGGGGACGAACTTCATGCAATAACCGAAAGTGCCTGTAAGAAAAAGATAGATAATTTGTTGGTTACCAATAAAGGCAAGAACATCTCAGAGATCCGCAGACTGGTAACAAATATCAAACCAGACCTCTTGATAATTGATTCCCTGAACCTGATGCAGGGTAAAGGCGAATCAGAAAGAATCAGAGTCACAGGGATAACGAGAGAATTGAAACAGATAGCACTCCAATACGAAACGCCTTTATTAATGCTGGCCCAACTCAATCGCGAAGCAGAAGGACAGGTTTTACCAACGCTTAACCTTCTTAAAGAAAGCGGTTCGATTGAAGAAGATTCGGATGTGGTTGTTCTCTTAGCGGAGATAAAAGAACAAAAGGACTTTGACAAGATCAACGATGCGTTCAGGGAAAGTGAAGGCGATTACCTTCTTGATCCAGTCAGAGGCTTCAAAGTGGCACAGGAAGCGAAAGACAAAATTATTATCGGAGTTATTGCAAAGAATCGAAACGGAGCACTCGGCAAGGTTGCCTATTTGTGCAAAGCCAGGCGTTATGCTTTCGAGGAGTTACCAAGAGGGGGCTATAACCTTGAATAATAATGGCGGCGCAAAACAGATAATAAGAGCTGCCAAAAGGGAAGGACGAGGTAAAACAGTAAAGGAGAGATGGGCCATCTATAATAAATACAAGAATCGAATTTACGATTTAGTGGAGTCCGGCCAGGAAACGCCGTACATAAGACAGTTGCTAGATGCACTGCGTATCTAAAAAGCTGAAGACTCCAGATTGCAGACCTGATTGTTTAAATTTTTTATGAAGGGCACTGCAAGCCCCGACTAAAATATATCTTGAGAACCCGTCAGCGAAGCTAGAGCAGAAATTATGGCAGAACCGGAAGTCACATACGTTGATACATAGTACCGTTTTAGTACCAAAAATATAAAATAGCAATTTCAGAAAATTCATTGAATCAATGCGAATCACTATAAAAATTTAATTTAATTTGTATCGATTATTATCACATTGGGGGTGAGATTTTAAATGGCTAACATGCAAGGCAAAAAATATTCAGATTTAGAAATAGCTCAAGCGCTTGCAATATATGATGTTGAGGGGTCGATTGAAGGGGTGGCCAGAGAAGTGGGAGCCACTAAAAATACTGTACGAAAATGGATTATGAACAGGCATAAGTACGAAAGTGGAAACAGTATAGTGAAGGCTGAAACCTTCAACGATTTATACACTCGTAAAAAAGATTCGCTTCTTAAGTCCAACCTAGACCTCCAATACAAGGCATTGCAACAGATCGACAAAAGGATTGGTGATGCCAATGCGTACCAGGCAGCTCTCATATATGGCATTCTACATGACAAGGTGACTAGAGCTACTGGGGAAAACCCGGTTGATAATACGACCAACATTCTGATCTCCAATATGGGGCAGGAAGAAGCCATGGATCTTATGGCAAGGGTATTGGAGAGGGCAAATTCTTTGGCAAAAAGACATGATTGACCGAAAAATGTATCTATTCCTTAAATTATGTTTGACGGAAGTGATCTTTTCGGAATGGCTGTAATCCTTGGAATATCAATGGTTACGGGTGTAATCGGAATGGTATCTGGAGCCGGATATATTTAAGATGGAGATTTCAGACGGGTAATCCACAATATATCGTGCCGGTTATGCCATGTCCGGAAAACAAGGACCGAAATTTTTTCGGCGGCCTCTTCTCAAATGAAGGGGGCCGGCCCTCCATCTCAAAGGTAGGGGGGCCAGCTTTTTGGTTGGCGGGTTCCCCGCCGGCGGTGGTATGGGTCCCGCACACTCTGAAGCCACCGCAATTCCAAAGCGTGGTCAATGGGTAATAAATACCTGTGGATATAGCCTTGTGAGGTCGTAATAGGCGTGTAGAGCGATGGAAAAGTAAAAATTATGGTAAGGTATACATAATGATAATTGGTTCAGATATTGTCAAAATTAATGGGATATCCCTCGGTATCAATGTTTGCATAGATCAAGTGGGAGGCCTACACTATATTTAATCGTCTTTGTTACCATCTTCTTAATTGTTATATAGTAATAACAATTAAGTCTTGCTATTCTTTAAAGATAGTATATATCAGCCGATGATATTTCATACGATAGCAGGCATCAAATAAGGAACCCTTTCAATTTAATGTTGTTAATTTTCTTAGTCAGCATCTTGCTCAAATTTTGGTATCAATTTTTTCGTAATTACATCCAAAACAGGCTTAGATGATAAAAACGCTAATTAGCAAAAAATAGGAAGGGAAGATTAAATTGCATTATTAATCACTGAGAGTTTTGAAAAATGCTGACGTAGAAAAAGATCTAAGAATCAGTGATTGAGATAAAGAAAAAAATGGATCAAACAGGGGTGATCAGGACAAGGGAAGTGATGGATAGTCTTACAAATCTTGCAAATTTTAACCTAGTGTAATATAATTTTTATACCATTAGGAAAGTAGGCAAATTATTGATTCTCTTAAAACATATCATGAAAAGTCCGACTTTTGGAAGACGCTTATTGTGTCTCCATACATTTTGACTAAGCTACATGGGGTGAACCGTTTATGTCGAATGTTCTAGGTGAAATATGGATACCATCGGCTGTAATTATGATGATACTTTTGACTATGTGCAGGATATAGAAAGGAGTGATAAATTTTGATCGATAAAAAACAGATGAGTGAAGAAGATATCAAACTCCGATATATCACTCCCGCCGTTACTGCAAAATGGAGCGTTGACCATATTACAATGGAAACAAAAATTACTGATGGCAAGATCAACCTCAAGGGTAATTTTGTGTTCCGTGAGAAGCCCAAGAAGGCAGATTATGTCCTATATATCAATGCCAATTATCCAATTGCTATTGTTGAGGCAAAGGATAATAATCACTCTGTATCCTATGGTTTGCAGCAAGCCATGACCTATGCGCAGATGCTTGATGTACCGTTTGCTTACAGTTCCAACGGTGACGCCTTCTATGAACACGATTTTCTAACCGGTCAGGAGCGGCAGATTCCTTTGTCTGAGTTTCCCTCTCCTGATGAGCTAATGGCCCGTTATGAGACCGCAAAGAGCCTAACGGATAAGGAAAAGCAAATCATCTCACAGCCCTATTATACAAGCCAGACCACTTACGCGCCTCGCTATTATCAACGCAATGCTGTTAACCGAACTGTGGAAGCCATTGCAAAGGGAGAGCAGCGTATTCTGCTCGTCATGGCTACCGGTACCGGCAAAACTTATACGGCATTTCAAATCGTCTATCGTTTGCTAAAAAGTGGTATTAAGAAGAAAGTGCTATACCTTGCTGACCGTAATATTCTGGTTGACCAGTCAATTCAGCAGGATTTTGCTCCGCTTGAAAAGACAATTCATAAGATCAATTTTGCAAAGGATAACCCTACCACGATCACATCTTATGAAGTATACTTTTCGCTATATCAACAACTTACAGGAAATGATGAAATTGATGATGACGTCTCGGATGACGATTCCGTCATGCGTTTTGCGTCCTTATTTAAAAAGGACTTCTTCGATCTCATCATTGTGGATGAGTGTCATAGGGGTTCTGCAAAGAAGGATAGTACATGGCGGAAGATTCTTGAATACTTCTCGTCAGCAACGCAGATCGGTATGACCGCGACACCGAAGGAAACAAAATATGTTTCCAACATCGATTATTTCGGAAAGCCGATTTATTCCTACAGTTTACGCGAAGGTATCGAAGACGGTTTCCTTGCTCCGTTCAAGGTAATCAATATACGCACCAACATTGGAGAAGGCTGGCGTCCGTATAAAGGACAGTTGGACAAGAACGGGCATGAGATAGAAGACCGTATCTACACCAATAGCGATTTTGATTACAACATCATCATTGAAGACCGGACTTATGAAGTTGCCCATGAAATTACTGAGTATATGAAAAGTACTGATAGAATGCAGAAAACGATAGTTTTCTGTGCCAACGAGGATCATGCTGAGCGAATGCGGATAGCTTTAACCAATCTAAATGCCGATATGGTTCGGAAAAACCCGGATTATGTTGTTCGCATCACCGGCAGCGATGCGTATGGTAAGAGCAAACTCGATTATTTTATTTCTGTTTCTGCGCCATATCCTGTGATTGCGACCACATCGAAGCTTCTCTCCACCGGCGCCGACTGTAAGATGACCAAGCTGATCGTCCTTGACCAGATGATTAGCTCTATGACCGAGTTCAAGCAGATTATCGGTCGTGGCACCAGGCTCCGTGAGAAAGATGGAAAAACACACTTCACGGTTATGGACTTCCGAAACGTCACACACCTTTTTGCTGATCCTGACTGGGACGGCCCTATTGAGCAAGATGAGGGTTATGGCAAAATACACGATCGTGGCCCCGCTACTCCTTACGGGTCCGACGATCCGAAAGATAAACCCATTGTGGATGTAAACGGCTGCAAGGTCGTGATAATCGGCAAGACCGTTTCGGTTTATGATGCCAACGGTAAATTGCTCCGACAAGAAAGTATTGTGGACTATACCAAATCTAATATTCTCGGCACATACGCTTCCCTCGATAATTTTATCCGCCAATGGTCTACCGAGGAAAAGAAGGAAAGTATTCGTGACTTGTTATTGGAACGTGGCATCGATTTAGAAAGCTTGAAAACCGACCAGAACATGTCGGATGTGGACGATTTTGATTTTATATGCCATGTTGCCTTTGATCAAAAACCGCTGACACGCCAGGAACGTGCCAACAATGTAAAGAAGCGTGACTTTCTGAGCAAGTATAAGGGCGTTGCACGGGAGGTCTTGGAGGCCCTTTTGGACAAGTACATGAACTTTGGTATTTATGAAATTGAGAAAACAGAAATATTAAAGCTTGACCCATTCCAGAAATTCGGCAAGCCTTCAAAGATAGCGCAGCTCTTCGGAGGAAAAGATGGTTATTTGAAGGCTGTTAAGGAACTGGAAGAAGAATTATATAAGGCAGGTTAAATATGAGCATAACAAATTTTATCAAGAGACTTCGGGATATAATGCGCAATGATGCAGGTATTAATGGTGACGCACAGCGTATCGAGCAGATTACATGGCTGTTGTTTTTAAAGATATATGATATTAAAGAGGAGGACTGGGCTCTGAATGAGGATGATTATCAATCCATCATCCCGGAAGAGTGCCGCTGGAGAAACTGGGCTGTGGATGACAAGAGTGGAAGCGCCATGACTGGTGACACACTGCTAAACTTCGTCAACAACACACTGTTCCCTACTCTTAAGAGTCTTAATGTCACTCCGGAAACGCCTATAAAAAAATCCATCGTCAAGACGACATTTGAAGACGCAAACAACTATATGAAAGATGGCGTTTTGCTCCGTCAGGTTATCAACGTCATTGACGAACTTAATTTGAGTGACTATGAAGAAAGTCACGCCTTCGGTGAAATCTATGAATCCATTCTGCGTGAACTTCAGAGCGCGGGCTCTGCAGGTGAGTTCTACACACCCCGTGCAGTAACCGATTTTATGGCAAAAATGATTGAGCCGAAAATCGGTGAGAAGATGGCGGATTTTGCCTGTGGTACCGGTGGCTTCATCACAAGCTGGCTGAAGGAGTTGGCTCCGCAGATACAGACTACTGCCGACCAGGCCGAATTTGATAATTCAATATATGGTATCGAGAAGAAGCAGTTCCCTTACATGCTCTGCATAACAAATATGCTGCTCCATGGTCTGGATGTTCCAAAAATCTATCACGACAATGCTCTTTTACGCGATGTACTGGATTACACAGAAGATGATCAGTTCGACGTAATATTAATGAATCCTCCTTATGGCGGCAGTGAAAAGGCAGAGGTCAAGAATCATTTTCCATCAGATCTTGCCAGCAGCGAAACGGCAGACCTCTTTATGTATGTCATCATGTACCGTTTGAAGAAAAACGGCCGAGCGGCTGTTATCCTGCCGGACGGTTTTCTGTTTGGTACTGATAATGCCAAAGTGGCAATTAAGAAGAAACTGCTCTCCGAGTTTAATCTACATACCATTATACGTATGCCAAGCAGTGTGTTTTCCCCCTATACATCAATAACCACAAACATTTTGTTTTTTGACAGAACAAAACCAACTACTGAAACCTGGTTCTATCGTCTGGACATGCCGGAAGGCTATAAGCACTTTTCCAAGACGAAACCAATAAAGTTGGAGCATTTTGATCCTGTTATCGAATGGTGGAATAACAGACAGGAAATTAATATCGACGGTTTTGATAAGGCGAAGAAGTATAGAGTACAGCAGCTTTCAGAGGAACTAGGCTACAACCTGGATCAATGTGGCTATCCTCATGAGGAAGAAGTGATTCTTGACCCTATGGACTTTATTCAGCGGTACGAGGAGCAGCGTGCATCTCTGAATGCGGAAATCGACCGCGTGCTTGCAGATATTATCGCCATTCTTGGGAGGGATAAGCAATGACTCCACAGGAATTGAAAAACAGCATTCTACAGATGGCGATCCAGGGCAAGCTGGTCGAGCAACGCCCTGAGGAAGGTACCGCAGAGGAATTATATCAGCAGATACAGGCTGAGAAGCAGCGGCTTATATACGAAGGTAAAATTAAGAAAGAAAAACCTTTGCCCGAAATAACAGCGGACGAAAAGCCATTTGATATTCCGGAGAATTGGAAGTGGATGAGGTTGAGGTCTATTGTTTACAATCGTGGTCAAGTAATTCCTAAAGGCACTTTTTCTTATATTGACATAGGCTCTATTGACAATAAAAAACAGTGTTTAAACGTAGAAGAAAACTTGATAGAAGCTAAAGATGCCCCTTCAAGAGCAAGGAAAATTGTAGCGTATGGAGATATTCTGTATTCTACAGTCAGACCCTATCTGCACAATATGTGTATTATTGATAAGACTTTCAGCTTTATCCCTATTGCAAGCACAGGGTTTGCTGCAATGACCTGTCACGAAGGAATATTCAACAAATACCTCTTTTATTATTTAATGTCACCTTCCTTCGATAGCTATGCTAATCATACTGAGAACTCTAAAGGCGTAGCCTATCCAGCAATTAACGATAATAGATTATATCGCGCCGTTATTGCTATTCCACCTTTTGCTGAGCAAAAGCGCATTGTTGCCAAAATAGAAGAACTGTTGCCGTACATTGACCGCTATGAACAAGCATGGAGCAAGCTCGAGAACTTCAACAAGCGTTTCCCCGGTGATATGCAGAAATCTATCCTGCAGATGGCGATTCAGGGCAAGCTGGTTGAACAACGCTCGGAGGAAGGCACAGCTGAGGAATTGTATCAGCAGATACAAGCTGAAAAGCAACGGCTTATCAAGGAGGGAAAAATAAAAAAAGAAAGCCTCTTACCCCAAATTACTGAGGATGAAATACCGTTTAATATACCGGAGAATTGGAAGTGGGTACGACTTGGTAGTATTGGTGTTACACAAACAGGCAATACACCTTCAAAGGTCCACCCAGAATACATCGGGAAAGATGTACCATTTATTACTCCAGGGGACATCCTAAATGGCTATATTTCTTATGACAATCAGGCACTATCAACATTAGGTAAATTAGTCGCACGTTTATGCGGTGCAGGTACTGTTCTGCAGGTATGTATTGGTGGATCTATAGGAAAAGCCGCTATAACTGATAGAGAAGTCGCGTTTAATCAGCAAATAAATTCGATTACTCCAATTTCTTGTGATAGTCAGTTTATTTTGGCTGTTATTACTTCGCAATACTTTGTTGCTAAAATGAAAGAAAGCGCTGGAGGTACAGCAACACCAATTATTAATAGAGGAATATGGAATATGTTGCTCATTCCCCTCCCGCCACTTGCCGAGCAGAAGCGTATTGTTGCTAAACTTGAAGAAATTTTGCCTCTGTGCGAGAAGCTAAAAAAGTGAGGTGAGCGCATAGCTGAGAAGAATCTGTTTGAGTTGCTTCGAGAGAGAAGTATCATTGCCATTCTTGACGGTGATATAAACTTTGGCGGAATAGCAACGACTGATTCAAAGGGAAATATAAAAAAGAAACTAACTTGAGGAGCTATACATAATTGTGTAAAAATACTTGAAGCCTCCCCTACATAACGTGATAAATGTAGAAAAATAGAAAGGATTTAACAATGGATTCTTCCAGACAGCTCTCTCTTTTTGATTCAGTAGATACACACACACAAAATGATGTTAAATACTACTTGATAGAAATGTTAAGGAAAAACCGTCAGCCTTCAGGATCAGAGTTGCTTCAAGAGGTTGAGAAAAAATTTGGGTGGACTGTCCGTTGGGATTTATGTAATATTATTACCAGCCTCTTGACGGAGCATAAGTTTATAAGTATTGAAAGAGACTATCTTTTAGAGCTCATTGATCCGGAAAGCGAAAATAGTGTATTATACGCACTAAATGGACACCAAGATGATAATAAATTTTTCGTATCCACTTTAGACTATCTCCTTGAGGAAGGTCAAAAATACAAAAAATCAGAAGCTTTTTTAGATATGATTAAGTTTATTGCACGATTTAAAAAATATTCTCCGTACAACAACATGCTTGTAAAAATTCAAAACCCTCACTGTTCTTTCTTCGCATCAAAAAGCGATTGGGCTACTCGTTTTAATAGACATCTAAAAGAAGATGCAACACCCATGCTGATATTGGCCCCCATGCATCCAGTAATGCTTGTATATGATTTAGATTCAACTGAAGGTGAAGATTTACCAAAAGAATTACTTGAATTCGCACATTTTGAGGGACCTTGGAATCCAATGTGGCTTTTGAATCTAACGGAAAATGCTAATCAATATTTAATAAGAGTATCTTATAAAAAACACAGTAGTACCAGTGCTGGCTTTGCAACAATAGATAGAACAACCAAATCGGGCAAAATGAGAATTTCGATTCATGATGAGCTTGACGAACCAAGTAGATTTGGAGTTCTATGCCATGAAATGGCACATATTTTCTTAGGACACCTAGGCTCAGATCAAGATCGTTGGTGGCCTAGCCGTAGGAATTTAACTCATCATTCAATAGAAATTGAGGCGGAGGCGGTAGCTTTTATTGTAACTAAGAGACTTGGACTTCAAGGTAGTAGCATCTCATATTTGGCATCACATCTAACCAGTAAAAAAATCCCTGACGGAGTCTCAATAGATTACATAGCAAAAGTAGCCGGAAAGATAGAAGAAATGGCTACAGGTAAAGTTCCCGCTCCGAAAAGGAAAACTAATAAATACAGAACGCCTTAAGTAATAACGACCAAACAACGACCAAAAACCGAAAAATGACAGTTTAATAAAAAATATAAAAACCCTGCAACTATTGAAATTGCAGGGTTTTCTTTGGCACTCCCGAGACGATTCGAACGTCCGACGCACGGTTTAGGAAACCGACGCTCTATCCCCTGAGCTACGGGAGCACGTCATTTAAGAGAATAGCGTCAGGAAATATTATAGTTCA